GAAAACAATCTTGACTCAATACCAGACACTTTTAAATCTCTTGTTAATATTATGGATGCAGAACAAGGCATCAACTTAGCTGTCAAAACACTAGCACCAAAACCAAAAAGCACAGCACAACTAGTTTCTGAAATAGCTGCAAAAGTTGCAAACGATCCAAATTATAAATTAACACAACAAGACGAATTAATTTTACAAATTTCAAGAAAAGCCGATCCTTTAACTAGAGGAATAGAAGATATTAGTGCAGAATCACTACGACTACAAGGGGGACAACAAACACAACCTGGTGCTATAAAAACAATCACAACACAAGAAGAGTATGATTCTTTAGCAGATGGCGAAGAATATATTACTAACGGCATAAGATATAAAAAGGGTGAGTAATGGCAAAAAATCCATTTGGAGATTCGCCTTTACAACAAAATCCTTTTGGCGATACACCAGTTGATATCATTCTTCCATATTCTCCTACTCGTATAAGTCCTTTTGAAAAAAAAGAGAAAGAAGGTTTTGCAACAAATTTATTTAGAACTTTGGGCGGTGCTGCGCGTGATATAGCACAATCTACAATAGATTTAGCACAAGATATTGGACCAAGCGGTCCAGGTTTTGTTTTTGGTGATGATCCAAATACACCTGAAATAGAAAAAGGAATTAGATTTACAAAAGATGTTGGTGACGCAAGAATTAAATTACCAACAGTTCCAGAGCCAACATATTTTGCAGGTCCTTTTGCGCGTGATGTTGCAACCTTTGTTCCTGCATTTACAAAAGTAGGTAGTCTGGCATCTGGTATAACAGCAACAACAACAAAACAAAAAATTGCAAAAGGCGCTGGTATAGGTGCTATTGCTGAACAGTTTGCTTTTAGTCCTTATGAACAAAGAGTATCTAATTTAATACAATCAAAACTACCAAACCCTGTCACAGAATATTTACAAGCAGATCCTAATGATAAAAGTGCTGAAGCAAGATTCAAAATGGCCTTAGAGGGTGCAGCGCTAGGTGTTCCTGTAGATGCCGCTTTGCGAACTATTGGCAAACTAAGAGCAGCTAAAAAAGAAAATGATGTAGTAGAACAAATACAAGAAACACAAAAAACACAAGAGCCTTTGGTGGTACAAGATACACCACAAGAAATTATTGCAGAGGGTACGCCTCTTGGCGCAACAATAGAACAACCTACTCCAAAAAATAAAATGTTACCGCCTAGTTTACGAAACCCAGATCCAAGACAAAGGCCAGAAGTTTTGACTGTAAGAAGTTTGTTGAAAGGCAGAGTTCCAAGAAACGATCCTGATTTTGAAGAGATAGCATCAGCGCTTGGTTATGATAAATCAAATTTTCCTTTAGCATATACAGCACCAAACGCGCCGGTGAGTCCTGCTACTGGTAGAGTTAAATCAAGTGTTGCTGATGAACTGTTAGAACAACTTGATGAATTTGATTTTTTCCAAGGCACTGGTAAGGGTATTAGAGAAACCGAGGGCAAACCAAAAGAATTAACGCCAAATGATTTGTTTGAGGCATTAGAGAAAAACACAGCTTTACCACAATTTGAACCAGAAATGATTAGATATTATGAAAAACAAAAAGAAATTGATAATATTTTAGAAACCTTAGAGGCTGAAAATATAGATCCAGTAGGATTAAGTGAAGAACAATTAAACAAAGTTCTTAACAAAATATTTGAAAGGGATAATGCGATAGCAAATGTAGTAGATCAACAAGAAAAATTAGCTATATCCAAACAACAAACTGATGAAATATACCAAGAAATGATGGCTATGGAAAAAAGCAGATCAATTACCTTGGATGATCTTGATGTCATACCACCAAGAAATACTATAGATGATGTTCCAGAATCATTTACATCAAAAGATGTTGGTTTTAGTACAAGGCCAGAGAGATCCATAGAAAACATAGGCGAAGAAAAATTTGCTGGCAATATAAATCTTACAAAAATTAATGAGCCAGATGAAATCAAAGATATCATAAACAAAATCGCTACTGACAATGATAGTTTTTTAGATGCCAGAAGAAATGTTGTTAAGTTTGGTAGCAAAGGTGAAAACCTAGAGGCACTTGCTAGAGATTTAGGTTTGTCAGACGCAACATTATTTAAAAGAAAAGTTGGACAGGCTTTCAACTCAGAACAGGCTTATGCAGCCAGAATATTGTTTGATGAAGCAATATCTGAAGCATACGATCTTGCAAAAATTGCAAAAGATGTTAACGCATCACAGATTGATTTAATTAATTTTCAGGTTGCTATGGCCCGTGCGGCAGCAATACAAGAACAAATAGCTGGTATTACTGCTGAAGCTGGTAGGGCTTTACGATCTTTTAGAGAAAGTGTTGGGCCTGCATCTGGTAAAAGTCCAAAAGAGAGAGATAAATTAATTAAAGAATTTGTCGCTTTGAAAGGCGGTGATGATGTAATTAAAGATATAGCAAACAAAATGAGTTTGTTAGACGATCCAGCTGCGTTGGCAAAATTTACTAGAGATCAATACAAGCCGACATTTTTAGATTATATACAAGAGTTTTGGATCAATGCTTTGTTATCTTCACCATCAACACACATTGTCAACACGCTTTCAAATACACTTGTTGCTGGCCTTACACCTATTGAATACATTACAGCAGCAGCCATAGGTAAGGTGCGTGGCGGTGATAATGTTGTTACATTTGGCGAGGCTGGAGCAAGAGTATTAGGTACTTTATATGGAACGATAGACGGCTTGCGCGCGGCTGGTAGGGCTATTGTAACTGGCGAGGCAGTAGATCCGCTTACAAAACTAGAACTCAATAGACAAGAAACAATACCAGGTATTCTAGGTAGGGTAGTCAGATTGCCAGGCACGGCACTTGTTGCAGAAGATGCTTTTTTTAAATCTATTGGTTACAGACAAGAGTTGTGGGGCAGAGCGTTTAGACAATCACAAAAAGAAAAGAAAGGATTGGCAAGGGCTTACGAAATTATGCGTAATCCAGAAGAACTAGCACCAGATGTTCACATAGACGCAATAGATGCTGGTAGATACCAAACATTTACAAATCCGTTGGGTACGGGTGGACAGGCTTTTCAAAAAATTGTGCAAAGATACCCAGCATTAAGATTTATTACGCCTTTTATAAGAACTCCAGTCAACATAGTTAATTACGCTTTTGAGCGTACGCCTGCTGGATTGTTGGGTGAAAGGTATAAAAGAGCCATACAACAAGGCGGTGAGGTAGCAGACTTGCAAAGAGCAAAGTTAGCTGTCGGTGCTGCCATTGGTAGTTCTGTTTTGTATTATGCAAACTCCGGCCTTATAACTGGTCGTGGGCCTACTGATAGCAGAGAAAAATCAATATTAATGGAAACAGGCTGGCAACCATATTCACTGAGAATTGGTGATAAATATTATAGTTATAATAGGTTTGAACCGGTTGGTATTCTTTTTGGTATAACCGCAGATATGTCTGACATTGGTAAGTATGTTGATAGACAACTTACAGCCGAGGAAAATGTTGAACTTGGCAAGCTAATGTCTATGTTAGCTGCATCATTCTCAGAAAACATTACAAACAAAACTTTTTTGACTGGTCTTAGTGACACTATTGAAATGATAAATGATCCAGATAGATATGGTGAAGCTACAATACAAAGGTTTGTCTCTAGTTTTGTGCCTACATTTACATACTACGAAAGGAAAGCTGACGATCCTGTAATAAGGGATGTTCAAACTTTTGGTGATAGTTTTGTAAATAGATTTCCAGAAATCGTTGGTACAACTGGCGCTCGTACTTCTGTTGATCTGCCATCAAAAAGAAATGTGTTTGGAGAGATAAGAACATTTACACCGACATTTGATCCGTTGGGTGGCAGGTATTCACCTGTTAGAGTATCAACTGTAACAGATGATGTTGTGTTTAATGAGTTTGTAAACCTAGGCTATACGCCACCTTTTCCAAAAAGAACTATTGGTAATGTAAAACTTACACCGCAACAATACGAAACTTTGTTAGCAAATCAACAAATTTTAGGAACAAAACAAATAATTGCTAGGTTAGTTACATCACCTGGATATAACAGATTGACAACATCTGCAAAACAAGATGCTATTGCAAAAATATTTAGAACAAATCAAGAGAAAGCCAGACAAATGTTACAAGGACAATACCCAGAGATAGTGCAAAAAGAAATACAAGAAACTATAGAAGCTATACAAAATTAATCAATAGTTACTTCAATGGTGTACTTGCCTATGTTTTCGCCTTCTTGATCCACGCCGTAAACCATTTCTAATTCAAGATCAATAAAATGTTTGGCCTTCATAAGGTCTTTGATTCTATCTTCTTTACCGCCTTTGTTTCTGGTTATGTATTTAAGTGTACTGCCTAAGTTATAACTTAGTTTATTTGCATATATATATTCTATTGGTTGTATGCTATGCTGTTTGTAATGGTCGCCGTCAACTTGGTTGTTGGTTGCCAATCTATCTATTGATTGATCCCACTCATCAATATTATTTTTTTTCATATTTTTTCTCCACTTTAAGTAATATTATGCTATATTAACACTTATATATAAAAAAAGGGAAAATTATGGAAATATTTGAATCTGATGACAAAATTACTTTTGACATTTCCAAGACTATAGACGCAAACGAACTAGCTGAGCGCTGGGGCGTAACAAAAAAATCTATAGACAATAGACGACAAAGAGGACAAGGACCAAACTATTTTAAAATAGGTGGTAAGATAAGATATGATCTCAAAGATGTTGTCAGAATGGAACAAGAATCTTATAGATCCATAAATGGCTCACGCATTACTAAGTCCTAGTGCAGCAAAGATTTGGATGTCCTGTCCAGGGATGCCAAAACTTGCGCAACAAGTAGAATACAAGGTAGGCGTGCCAGCCGCAACGGGTACATTGATACACGAAATGGTAGAAACATTATTAAAAGGGAGATTACAAAATTTGACGCTTGAAGAATACTATCTTGGTAGTACACATCATGTTGAAGATTTTGATATTACAGTAGATCAAGACATGGTTGATTGTGCAAAAGTTTATGTAGAATATATTGATAAGCGTATGCACGATCTCGATATAGCCAGACCACTCATAGAAGAAAAGGTAAGGATGCCAGAGATACATAATGACTTATGGGGTACAGCTGACGCTATATTGTTAAGTAAAAACCATTTAGAAATAGTTGATCTAAAGTCTGGTAAATGGGCTGTAGAGCCTGACAATCCACAGCTACGCATCTATGCTTTAGGTGCATTATCTCGTTATGGTAACGAGGATACACAAGTTCAAATGACCATTGTGCAGCCAAGAGGTTGGCACAAAGACGGCCATATCCGATCATACTACATATCAGCCATAAACTTGGTTGAATGGGGCTATGAAACTTTAAAGCCAGCCGCAGAGGCATGTTTTGAAGAAATACCTACATATAATTATAGTGAAGCTGGCTGTCGCTGGTGTAATGCTAAAAGTATATGTAATACTTATAACTCAAAAAAAAGGGAGAATGTAAATGTCTAAAAAAGATAATACACAACAAGATGTGCCAGAAGCACCAAAAAACACAATACAATTTGGGGACGGCCCTGAGTATGTTGTTGATGAAATGCCTAACGAAGCAAAGGTTTTGTTTGCCCGTTGGCAAGAAAAAAAACAAGCGTTAGCTATGGTTGACAATAACAGGGATGATCTAATGATTATTCTTGCACAATATGAAGTGCGAATGAAAACTATTTTAGAAGCTGACAAAAAAGAGGAATCTAATGTCGTTAGCTAATATTAGAACAAAAGCACAACTTAAACCGCCTATCATCACTTTGTATGGTCCAGGTGGTATTGGTAAAACATCTTTTGGTGCGTCAATGAACAAGCCTATCATTGTGCAGACAGAAGATGGTATTGGTAAAATAGAATGTCCTCACTTTCCTGTAGCACAAAGCTATGAAGAGTTTGAAGGGAATCTTAAATCTTTAATAGAAGAGAAAAGCGAATACAAAACTGTCGTTATAGATAGTTTAGATTGGCTTGAAACTTTATTACAAGAGCATGTATGCCAAGAGAATGGTTGGCCAGAGATAAGCAGTCCCGCTTATGGCAAAGGCTACGCTGTTGCTTTGGAAACTTGGAAGGATTACCTTGGTCTTATTAATCAGTTGCGTAAGAAAGGTTTTACGATCTTACAGATAGCGCACAACGAGATACGAAGATACGAAGATCCAAGTAATGAACCGCATGATCGCCACCAAATAAAACTACACAGAAAAGCAGCTGATCTAGTAATAGAACACAGTGATTGTGTGTTGTTTGCTAATTACAAAATTGGAACTATCCAAGTCAAAGGTAAGGGTGGCAACATGACAACCAAAATGAAACAAGGCGACAGAACAATATTTACTGAAGCTGGTCCTGGTTTTCAAGCAAAAAATAGATTTTCACTTGATCCAGAAATGCCTTTTGAATGGAAAACTATTAGAGAGGCTATGATTAAATGAAAAATTTTATGCCTTTGTATATGCGTTTACATTACGCATTAGAGCCAGAAAATATTGAAAATACCCGCAAATCAATAAGTTACAAAAATCGTGATGAAGTTGATGAAGAACAGTACGAAGATGGTTATTGTAAATATTGTGGCGCAGAAGAGGACAAGTGTCCTGGATATAAATGTTGGATATAAATAAGGAGAAAAGAAATGGATCTAACTAATTATGATGTTAATACTGAAAGCAGATCAAGTGTTGAGCCTGGCAGACATGTTTTAAACTGGGTTGGCGAAGATGAAGATTTGATTGAAGGTAAAAATGGTTGGCGTGGTTGCAAAATGTATTTTGAAGTTGACGGACATGGTATAAAAATAAGTCACACATTTTGCGTTGCTTATAATAATCCAGAAATTGTTGATAGAGGTATAAAATCTTTGTTGTTGTTGGCGCAAGCTATGGGCCTTAAAGAACCGCCAAAAGATACTGCGTCAGCTTTTATGGGTAAAAGTGTGTCTGCTAGTCTAATCAAAGATAAAAATGGTTATCTTGTTATTGATGAAGATTTTGGTAATACTTGGAAAGCTGTATCAGAAATAAAAGATGATACTGCTGATATACAGGTTTCACCAACACAAAAAGATTTAGATGAGGTCGGATCAAACTCATCTGATGATGACGATATACCATTTTGATCCTCATAAACGGCCAACGCTGTGTGCTTACTGCAAAGCACCAGCTGGCCCATTTTTATACAAAGACAATGAATATTGGCTTGGAGCGTGCAGTATGGAACATTTAAAGTTAATTGGTAAGGGTGAGAGATTG